TGACCAGCTGGAGGACGCTTAAACGCCGAAACATTGCCAGCTTCATTGCTGGCTTTGTCTAATTAGATTTGGTTTTCTAATTACTGATGATGGCAGACCCATTTAATAAAACTTTTAGGAGCGACAAAATGAAGATCGATAAAAAAGCGATTGCTGGCATAAAAAGATATGTTAGGGATCTTATTAAAGATAATCATAATCAATTATACGGCAAAGAAGATTTGCACGATTTTTGGGGAATGTATGTTCATAACGAAAATCAGAGCAACGAAATCGTATATGACATTAATATTTTTGGTGGAGATTTTGGCGTAAAAAAAGATCATGTAAAAGCCATAGTTTATCCAACAAAATTTGACGGAGAATATTATAGCACAGATTTCGACCAAGAATTTGATCTAGGCTATTTCTATTGCCAAGAAACTTATTTTGGCTGGGGATTGTATGTCAAAGGAGGTCATGGATTAGTTCTGGAATCATGGAACAAAGACAAACAAGACACGCTGGATATTCAAAAAGAATGGATAGCAGAATTTCCAAGCATTGAAACTTTCGTAATTGAAACAGAAAAGGGAGCAACGCAATGACTCATTCTGAATTATGCTTATGGTGTGGCGAAGATACATCATTCGGTAGTGGTAGATTTGTAAACCGAATACCAGCAAGCAGACAAGATGGCATTGATGACGAATATAGAGATGGTTTTCAATGTGCAGAATGTCAATGTGAAGAGTGTAGTATTTGCAAGCAAAGTGTTATTGAATATTCAATAACAGAAAATTGTGATGCTATTTGTTATGAATGTAATCCTGATGATGAATAGAGGAGATAAAGCAATGAGTAAAATTACTGTTCAAATAGCTTGGGGATCTAATCGAGATGAAAATAATATTAAAGAATATACTTTTGATTCTAGGGAAGAATACCACGGCTTTATGAAAGGTGTTGATGAATCTAATGGTTGGCTAGATTACGCAACCATAGGAGATGGAGAAACTTTTGAAACTATCGAAGAATGGAGAGAATATTATGAGTAAGCAAATAACAGGTTACGATATTATCATACATTGGAGCGATGGCACAAAAGAAGATCTCGATGTATATGGTGCGATACCTTATTTCAAAAGCGTTGATTATTACCTAGACGCTATACAAGAAGAAGTAAATGAAAGTGAAGAGGAATAAAGAAAGGAGGTGTATAATGAAAAGAGTGCCTGAAAAAGATGAGCTTTTAGTAAATGTAAACAAAATTGCAAAAATTCAGCAATTAAAAAAACATTGTGAAAGTTTATCTGACCAAAACATTGATGCTTTAATTGATCTAGCTAAAAGCTGGAAACAATACCAGCAATAATTACTTCTTACGCTGGTTACGTTTAATCTGTTGTACTTTCTCATATCCAATAGATGCGTAACCAGCAGTATCTTTATAACTATCATCATGCAACAGATTGAAAGACTTCCTTACAATCTTTTGTATTTCGTTAAAAGCAACAACATCAAGAGCCACGAATACTGGCTTACCAATTTCTAATTGTTTTTTCTTACGCCATGGCGAATCTAAATATAACTCAAACATCTTTGCCGTCTTATCTATTACGTCCATCGGATCGCCGTATTCGGCGTTACGCTTATTATCTACAATATCGATAACTTCTTTTAACATTTTAGAACGGCAACTCGTCATCTAATTCTTCCTTTTTAGTTATTTTGGTTATTTCAGCACCAGGAAAATGCTTTTTCACTTCCCCATATATTTCTTTATAGTGAGCCTCGAATACTCTTATAACTTCTTCCATAGATATAACTGTAATATCTTTATCAAAATAAACATGATCGGAAGAGTCATTAACAAAAGCGTATTTTTTACCCTCGTCATTAACCATATGCCAAACCTTTTCGCATTCAGGCTTATGTCCAGCTTCTAATACTTTCTTTTCGATAATTCTCCAGCCACGGATCATATCTTCAGCTTTAGCCACGACTTCAGATATACTTTCCTGACCTAGAGCATGGTTTAAGTTTTGTCTAGCTTGTTCGAACCTTGTCGCCAAGGCTGGATCGGCTAATTGTTCCAGCTTTCCTATGCCCCAACGTTGTTCCATATCTCTAGCTACTTTATCAACCGATTTGAGCGATGCTCGGATTACTGCTGCTTTCTCTTCTTCCTCGTACATTTTCGGTACGTCCATAGCAATGTAATCCACACCAGTATATTCAGGTTTCTTTTTAGTCTTTGACCACTTCCCATTATACGCCATACAAACCTCCATTAAGGTTTACTGTTAGCAACAACCACCTCCAAGGTGGTGTTGCGAAAGTAACACCTAGGGGGTATGGGGGGTTTACTTTCGCATTACTTTCGCACACTTTCGCATTACTTTCGCAAAAAACGGCCTTTTCTGATTCATTACTTTCGCAAATAATAGCCATATCCAGCCTCACTTTCGCATTTTTAAGCTAAATATGCCTTTACTTTCGCTTTTTTGCGTTTGCGAAAGTAACATATTTTCCAGCTGATCTTTAAGTTGATTCAGCAGAATACCACGCTTATGCGCTTCTTTTTCCAAATCATCTATCTGTTGCATCAGGATCTCTTGATTCAGTAACAGTTTAGTTATTTCTTTTTGTAGTTTATTATTAAACATAGTCGCTCCTTTAATCTGGTTGCCTTACGACACGCAATCCTTTTAGGTTCTTGTGTCCATCTACTGTAGCTACTTCTATGTAGCCTTGGTCTAGCCAAGCATTCATATAGTTTTTAGCTGAACGGCTTGGCATTCCGTACTCTGACTTTATCCAAGCCAAGAATGATCTTTGAGTATTGTTGCCTACGGCGAATGGTTGTTCGTTATTCCATCGTTTTTCTATTTCTGTGAATATGCTGGCAGTTTGTCCACGATCCAGCTTTGCAGATGCTTCTAATATAGCATCGATTTCTCCTGATCTATCGACAAGCAAGCCTCCCTCTTCCCTAACAAACGTATGCGTAGACATATCAGCCTGATCGTTTACCTTAACAATCCCTCCACAAACGCAAGTGCCTTGCCCAGCATCAAATCCCATCTTTTGAGCCACGACTATTTCATCGCCCTCTGGCATATTCCACAATCCATATACCCATCTAGCGCCGTCTACGAGTGCCGTTGTGCCACGAATAGCTTCTCTTGCTTGCATTGATTTCTTAATCGCAAATGTGCCGTCCTTACGCATATGATGAGCAACAAGAACATTACCATTTATAGCAACGCATAACTCTGACATAAGCGACCACCAATATTGAGCAGCTGCTGGATCAGTATTTATATCTGCGTGAGCAAAAGCTTGTAATGGATCTATAACGACAAGTGCAACTTCTCCAAATTCAAGTAATTGCTGCTTAATATTTTGATAAAACGCCGTAAACGAGTATTGCCCTTGGTACTGACCAATAAAAGCATTTGTGCCACCAGCATCAGGCATAGGCACGATAAACAAATTATTTTCTGCTCTATCACGCAATGTCGGATTGCTGATACCCTCGATACGTCTATGAATAGATGACGCTGAATCTTCAGCGCCAAAGAATACCACTTTCCCATTATGAGAAACGTTGCCACCGAATGCAGTTTCTGTGTGCATTGTCTGATCGCCACCAGCTACCTTTAAGCATAGATCTAATAATATATATGATTTACCGAGGCCACCGATTGCAGCAATTAGTCCAGGAACACGCCTTGGCAGTATATTATCTATAAGCCATTCTTGTTCAGGTGCTTTACCAGCGTATCGGTGCATACCCCAATCTGTTATAAGTAGAGGAGGAGTAGCATCAGGAGCGACCAAGACACTACCCTCCTCCGACACTTGGTTTAAAGGATTCCTGATTTTTTCCAAGTGTTTTTCTGATCCAGCTACAACATTATGCAAGATTTTAAGTTCATTTTTTCTTGCTCGGTAAAGTTGATACTTAGATCTTCGTTTAAATAAATCGAGGCCACGCTTATCATTATCAAGCGTTTCGCCTCTTGCTCTAACCTTACGTTCATATATTGGCCAGCTTTCCTCTACCAGCTGGTCTACTGTAGGCAATATACCTTTTTGACCCCACCATGATCTAATTGTTCCAAGAATCAATTTGACCATATAACCCTCACGACCATCAATATGCTCGCCCCACATATTTGTTTCGCCGTTTTGCATAACGTCAGGAGTGTATGTTGGTGCGTCCAGCATATTAACAAGCCAATCTGGACTATGCTCCATATCCGAGTGATGCGTTACTTTATATTTGTTTCCTGATTTATGATTGCTGGGAGCAACGACTATAAATCCACCCTCTCCTCTTGTATCTATTCCTGATCCAAGAGTATTCTTTCCAGTAATAATTGTTTTATCTTGTGGTGCTTTAAATAGATAATGTCTGCCACCACCACCAGTAAGCTGCTCTAACGTTTCAGGCAAATCATCGTTTGCCATACATAAATCCATTAAGCTATCGTTACCAAGCTTACCCTCATTAGTATCTACATCAACGGCAAATATATTGCCTGATACTTTGCCAGTAACAACGCCTAAGTTATAATCTTTATATCGTCCATTAAACCACATTTCCAAAGTATATTCGTCTGCGCACTTCTCTTGAAAAACACTCCAGCTTTTAGGTGCTGGGTGTTTTCCTGGAGAGGGGCAGTCATGCCCTAACGGACATGAGCAACTACCATCAGATCGGACATAGTGTACTGGAACAACGCTAAAACCTTTGTTGCTCCAAAACTTTGCCCAATCTAATTTTGTGGATAACTGATTGTCAAATTTCGTCATCAGCAAAGACATCTTCTTTCGCTGGTGCTGGTGTTGGTTCAGCTTTTGGTTCAGGCGTGGCAGTTACTGCCTCTTCGCCGTCCAATTCAGCTGGTCTATCAACCCATTTAACAATTTCAAAGTTAGGTATTTTAGTGCTACCTTTACCAATACGAGTTGGCGTGCTTTTTGTAATCTTGATAGCTGGCACTTGTCCTTTACCAAAATCTTTTTCGCAAGCATCATATACTGCTTTGACAAAACTAAATATACCAACGCCATTTGCTGACAATTCTCTTATTGGTTCGTCATCAAATAGTTTTGTTGAGTAAAACCTAACGTTAAAGCCTTGTTTATATTCTTCGCTTGGCTTTAATGTTTGTGCAAGTTTTACGTCATTGTTTGGCCATATAATCCAATCACGCCCACCAGCTAATTTTAGCCAGCCTAGTTGTATATTTTCAATGTCCACAATTACTGGACTATTCCATTCAATATCAACTAGATCGCCTGATTGACTTGACCTTGACCATTGGTCTAATTCAGCAGAGAAACGTATAAACGCTGCTCCACCACCTGAGTTTAAAGTTTCTAATGGCATTTCAATCTCCTTATTTTCGCCTTTTTAGCGTTCCCATATCTGGTGGAACGAACCAGCCATCTCGGAGTAGATGGGGATATTGCACTTTCAACCATCGTTGAACTCGCAATTTCGTGTAGCTGGGATCAAACCCAGCCAAAATACATACGTCATTAAAATCTTGGCTATCGTTATAAAGCCAATTGATTGCTCTTTTTGCGTTGTTACGGATTTCAGGTCGTGTACTATCAAGACCCTCTGCGTCTTTAAATTGTTGCATAAGCACGCCAAACCAAAGCCGTTCCCACGGAGTCTTTTCGATTTCGTGATAATCTTTTTCAATAAAATCATTCTGCAATTCATCATTTGTGTCATTATGGGTAGTATTGTTGGAGGACATCTTCTGCACCATTCCAATAAAAGCTATCAGGATTGTGTGGCGCTCTTTTCAACATAGATTCAAGATCGTCATAATCTGACAAAAAAGCTTCCATTTGAGATACTGTTCTCTTAAATGATTTCAAATAAAACGTTGGATCTTCTAACTCCAGCCATACAAAAGGATCTTTTTGTCTGCTTAATACATATAAAAAGAACACTTTTACTGGCTTGCCAGTTTCTTTTTCCATAGCTTTTTTATAAATAGATGCTTGTATTGCGTGTGATAGCGTCCATTTACTTGGTGCTTTAGCCGTTGTTTTTAAATCAACAATAGTATTTTCTTCAGGAAACCAGTAATCTAAAAATCCTATAACTGGTATTGTGCCGAGATCGCCCTCGGCAAATCTAACTGGTATTTCTATTTTGTGTTGCTCGCCTAGTGTTGGTTGCTTTGGTACGCCAATTGTTCTTAATTGTTGTATGCCAGTTTGCACCATTCTCTTAATAATAGGTTCTCTTTTTGCATACTCTTCTGCGTAATTAGGTAACAAGTTTGTATGTTTTGAAAAATAATCTAATGCTGATCTAATACAAAAATCTATTTCTTTACCTGAATAAACGTTTTGGTCAACACCCAGTTCAACTGCTTTACCTTGCCACATTGGAAAATTTGTAGGAAACTTTGCTCCACCCAGCTTATCCACCAACCATACATCAAAAGCTTCTCTAGCTTTGTTGACTGAACTAGATGAAAGATGCTCAATACTGTGCTTTTGAAATCCATTTCTATTTTTGTTGATCGTTTCTTTCAACATTTTCTCCATAAGTAAGGCCATAAAAGGCAATTAAAGCAGAGTCTGCTCTTCCGTCATCTGATTTTCTTGCAAAGCTTTGTGAGTATGCTGGGAACACTTCCATAGCACGACTACGGCTTGCGTCTTTACCATGCTGCACTCCACATTTTCGCTGCCAAGTTTGTGGTGTTACAAGGTTAATAGGCATATCTAGTGCAATAGCTACGCCCTCGACAATACCAGCTGATCTACCAAAGCTAAACATTGACGATACGCCTTGTCCTGGTCTTGCCCCTACTCTTTCTATATATACTTTGCCAAACTGGGTTTTAAGTATGTTGCTAACCAAATGACCTGACACAACTTTCTTGCCGTTACGTTCAACAATCGGCATATCGTGTATATCAAGAACGCCGTTTTCAACGTCAAACATTGTCAACGCACCATTTATACCAACATCTATTCCCCAAATAATCATTTTTTATTCTCTCTATCAATCATTTTACAAATTTCTGCATTGTGATTAAAAGAGTCTAATCTCCATTTAATAAGGCTATCGCTTTGTCCATATAAATAATTTCCATAAATTGCTAATGCAGATAAAGCTGCCTGATGAACAGATAGATTTTTATTTTTTGTTAATATTCTTATTCTTTGTAGTAAAAGATATGCACTTTGCACATCTTCATTATCAAAATTTTGTTCCATATTATTTTCATATTTAGAAAATACCGATCTACAATACTCTATATCGGCCATTTGTTCTTTTGAAAACTTATCAAAATGAATTTCTACAATTTTATTTTTTTTCTTCATTGTCTTGTTCCGTTAATATGTAATCGTACAAATCAAACCTTTTATTACTTTCTTTAGCGATAACTGCCAGCATAAGAAGAGATTTGAGATTCATTGCGTTACGTCTACGCCACTTATCAACTGCACCTAAGGTTATTGGGTTGCCGTTCTGCGTAAGTGCCTTGCAGCACTTAGTCATACCTCCAAACTCTTTAACTATTTTTTTTGTATTTAGGCTAACGTTCATTAATAATTACCATGTTATTGATTTTTGTAGATTGTTATATTCAACACTTAACATGACAATGAATCGCAAGTAAATAACTTTTTTTAAAAAACGTAAATTTTTTCTTTACGGAATAAATTTAGCTAGACATTATTTCTGATGTGTAGTATTTGTCGATATACATCAACAACAATTTGAAAGGACTCGTGGCGTGGCTTGTACCACGAGTATAACAAAATCTGGGGAGCAAAATGAAAAAAAGAATAAGAAAACCAAGATGTTTAAAACTTAAATACGCAAAACTTGAACATACAAATAGTTTAAATTCTCTTAACGGTTGGGCTGATTATCAACAAGCACCACCACCAGTTACATTGTTATGAGGAAAGCTTAAAACTTTAACATTGTAATGGAGGAAAATTTGAAACAAGCAAGTGGGAGATCGCCTATTAGTGGCGTGGCTACTGATGTTGATTTAAGCGTCAGATCAATAAGAAAACAAGAATTTGCAAAACGCTTATATGCTTTACTGCAAGAAAAAGACATGAATCAAAGTGATTTAGCTAATCAAGCTGGCCTTGGTAGAGATTCAATATCGCAATATGTAAGAGCGATAAACGTACCATCGCCAAAAAGCCTAAAGAAAATTGCCGATGTATTTGGGATAGAGCCTAGTGAGTTATATCCAAACTATGAGGCAGCTGCCGTAGAAGAGGAATTGCCTGAACAAAGCTTTAGAGCAATGGCTGGCGATAAAAACTTTATGTGGGTAAGGCTAAATATAAAGCTACCTAAGGAAAAGGCAGTTAAGATTATGGGGATAATTAATTCAGATGACTAAAGAAGATAGCTTGGTTACACAAAGCCAAGCTTCTGCTTTGCTTAATGTGTCGGTAAAAACGATCTACAGATTAAGACAAAGAGGTTTATTGCCCACAGTTAACATAGGGAAAAGCGTAAGAATAAAAAGGAGCGACATTAAATGGTTACAAGGTCATTACCACCAAGATTGGATAAAAACAAAGATGGATTTTACTATGTCATCTTTAGTGAAAAAGGTAGAAGTAGAAAACAAAGCCTACGGACAAAAGATCGCCTTGAGGCTGAAACGAGGTTTTTAGGCTGGCTTGAACAACGGCAAAAAGAATATATATCCTTAAACACTACTGATCCAAAAGTAAAAGACTGTATTGATTTATGGTTCGAGCAACAAGTAATTACATTTACTGACGGAGTGCAAACTAGGTTTAGATCTATGGTAAAAAATATAAATTCTTATTTTGGAGAAATGACAGTTAGCGAAATAACAAGGCAAGACTCACATATATATTATAAGAAAAGAAAAGATGGATTGCTTGGTAATTCAAAAGCAGCTGACTCAACTATACGATTAGAACTATCTGAATTGCGTGCAGTATTTAATTTTATGATTCAAAAAGTAGAGCCGAAACAAAGACGTATATCGTCTGAGATTGTTCCGTATTTAGATATACCACCAAACTCGCCTCCAAGGGATCGTGTTGTTACAAAAGAAGAGCAAGACAAGTACATAGATTTTGCATTTAACGCTAATTACAATGGCCTTGGCGTAAAACGTTCAAACAGAACACACAGAATACAAACGTTTTTAGTTTTAGCTATTGAAACTGGAGCAAGAAAAGGTGCAATTATAGATTTACAATGGTCTATGATTAATTTTGCTAAAGGTATTATTAATTTCTTACCACCAGGACAACGGCAACAACATCAAAAGAAACGCCCTACTGTACCAATGTCTGATATTTTAATTAAATTTTTAAATCAATTATACGAACAAAAAATTAATGATTATGTACTAGAGCATAAAGCAGATGTTTTATCAGGTATTGATAGAGTTAATGGATTGCTGGGTATTAAGGGAGTAACGCCACATACATTTCGTCATACTTGGGCAACAAGAGCAGCTGAAGATGGTGTAGCAATGGAGCAAATAGCAGATTTTTTAGGAGATACTGTAGAAACAATTAAAAAAAATTATTTGCATCTAAGTCCTGATTACCTCAGATCAGCTATAAATCGACAAAAATAGTTGTGCTGCTAACCCCCTAAAAATTGTGCTAACAGCACAAATTGTGCTGTTGATGTCCTCTACAGTCCTCTACAGTCCACTCAAAATTTGTTAGAAAATATGCAGAATGTTGTCTGATATAGCTTTCAACAGATTCAATTATGGTGCGCTCTGAACTAATTAAGCGTTGCAATTTATTCAATAAAATCAATGTCCGTAGAGCAAATCAACAAACTGAGTTGTGCTGTTATTTGTGTTGTTAAGCAGTCATAGTTTTTGCAATTTTGCTTTTCTTTTTATGCTTATTTGCAAATGCCCTTGCTTCAGCTGCACTACTAAAACCCCACTTCCTTAATGTCAAAGCATAACGAGTTGGCCTACCTTTATCATCTTTCATGGGAGCGTCCATTGCACCAAACCTTGCAGCATAACTTATGCGTCTGGGATTTGTGCCTGAAGAGATAGGTGCTTTTACACCAAACTTTTTACGACCAGCATCATTGAGTCCACCTGACTCACTTTGATATTTCTTGGCTACCATTAAGCTAAACCCATAGCTTTAGCAGTCCTAGACTTTTTGCCTTTTTTCTTAATTCTAAGCATAGCAAAATCTTCTGTATCTAGTCTGTTATTCTTGTTTAGATCTAACTCTTTTTGTTTGCCTTTGAGTTTAGATGGCATTTTAGGCTTCATATATCCTGGCATAATTAGTACCCCATTGCTTTTGCAGTTCGTGATTTCTTTTTATTCTTTTTACTATTAGGAAAGCCAGCTTGCATATTTGCATAAGCTTCCTTAGTGATTGTGCTATTCTTTTTTGAACGAGAAGTTCCACTTCGCTTTCTCTTATTAATATTTTCGTATAAACTCATTTAACGCTCCTTTATTTTGTTATGCCTTTATAGTCTTGCGATGGTCTGCCACGCTTACCAGGTGTGTACCTTTCGCCGTAAAACAATTCAAGAATGTCATTGACTCTTGCATTCTTAAAATCTTCTGACGTTAGATACATAAGTGCTGGCGCTCCACCCAACGCAGTTGGTGGCGACATTGGAGCAATTGCATATAAAGCTGATAAAATTGGATTAATTGTTAAGTTCCATAATCCTTTAAGAGCATTATATTCGTTTGATAGCGTGTTTTCGCTATTGTTAATAAAAAATTCTAATATACTTTGTCCATTCTGTAATATATAACCACCAGTACCAGTTAAAGTGTTAGCTATATCTCTTCTATACTTTAGGCCAGTAAGCATTTGATAGTACGGATCAAAAGCACCAGTAAAACCTGATCTAGCAAAGGCTAGTGGTAATAAATAATCTGTGGCAAAAGCTATAGGATCATTGTTGTTTTCTTCCCATTCACGATCCCAGCGATCCTGATTAAATATTAGTTCTCTTACAGTCGAAAACACTAAATGACCAGCATACAATGTAGCTAACGTAGGAGCAATTGTTCCTACAACATATGTAGTTGCATCTAATGTAGCTTTTGGTTTTGACGCACCAAGTTCTTTAGACACTCCATATTCACGCCCTACTTTTCTTGCCATGCCTTTTAATACTTTATCCTGGAAAGAATAAATAAATGACGTTATACCATAAACAATTCTACCTAGTGGATTTTCTGCCCATTTTGGTCTATCAGCTATGCGTGGATCTTGCACAGTCTGGTCTGCAAATCTCATTATAGAAACAGCTAATTGCAATCCCATATCAGAATATTCGCCACTATCGTACATAATATCTTCGTTAGCTGGCAGTTTTGTTTTACCTTTTATCTGTGATTTTTTTCTTATCGGACTAACTTTAAAATCATTAAAGCTAGTTACATAATCAGTAAATTGATCCATAACAGAATTAGATACACCAAAATCATTTAAAACTTTTTGTGCTACAAGTTTTCTACGTTCATTAATTGGATTTTTATATTCGTGTGCCATTTCACTTATATACTGAAAGCCAATTTTAGATGCTGTTCTACGTTGTGCATTTGTTAATCCAGTTAGCTTTGTCTTGTAAAAGAATTGTTGCATCATACGATTAAGCTTTTGGTTATTAGCAAAAGTACCACCAATTCTGTTTGTCATTATGTCGCCAACTTCAGGATCATCAATAACCCCAAGTATTCTTGCAAATTGTTGTCTTAATCTTATATCCTCTGCATTACCTCCCATTTCTCTAATTTTAGGTAGTTCTTGCATTGTTGTAAGGAAAGATGAAAAACCTTTTTTTACACTTCCTGAAGTGATAGCAGCTGTAAATGGTTCAGCAAGTGATGCTATCGGCGCTCTTACTAATAAAGTAATAGATGTTAATGCTGCAATGTGATGTGCAATAGTTGATCCTTTTATATCTTGCCCAGGTGTTCTTGATTTTCCAGTAATAAGATTAACTGTATCTGCAAATAATGTGGCATCTTTTACGGCTACGCCCTCATTATTAAATCCTCTTTGCATAAGGTAATCAAGGTAATCGTCGTATCTGCCTTTTGGCACTTTGCCCTCTGAATCTTCTATTGGAATCTTTTGTGCGCCAAAGCGTCTATTATATTCTGCACGCCTTGTTGCTCCCATTATGTAGCTAATAATATTTTCTACTGGATCACTTACATAAAACTCATCTAATAAAGCATCAGTTTCAGGTGGCAATGTACGTTTCTTAGTAAAGTTACTTGTAGGTGGTGCGTCTAACGCAACTCCAACTTGCTTTTCGTATAAAGTATTTTTCCAATTAGTAGCTGATACATCTCCATACGCAAATTTCATATCTGCGTAAAAAGTTTCATACATTTCAGATATATCAGAAATTGCTTTTTCTAAATTTTCTTCTGCTTTTTCTAGTTCTTTTTGTTCTTTGTCGTCTAAACTAGTATCTTTTTCTTTTTTCTTTAGTCTTTTGATTGTAGCCATATTATCTACGATGGCACGGAATTGTTTTGAAGTTACAAAATCTATAAACTCTTCTTTGCTTGTAATACCCAGCCTTGATTCTTGTATAAATTTTACAACGGCAAGCATTTGTTTTTCATTCGTTGGATCTAAATTACCAACTTCATTTACAAAAATTACTTCATATGCTTTGGCTGCTTGCTTTTGAAACTTAAATGGCCTTGCGTTTACCATTTCCATATCTAAAACTCTTTGCAAATAACCAGACTCGGCATAGCCAATATTTAAACCTGAGTTTCTTATGTATTCGTAAATTCCATTTAACAATCCACGCAATTGTCCAGCTGCTTTTTTTACTTGTGGAGATGCTGAGTCAAACGTATCTTGGCTAGTCAAGATCATTCTTAACAGCTTTCTATCGTCTGCACTCATTTCATTGATTTTGTTACGTTCTATAATACTCGTTAACTGAAATGAAAATAATCTAGCTTGTCTTACTGTGGCGTTTGCAAAGTTATCTCCTGGCACTTTTGATTGCAGCTTACCACCAGCTTGCGTTCCTAAGTTTTGAAACAAATATTGCATTGTTCTGTTTCGAGGGTATCTTTTAATTATTGATTTAAGAACGCCTTGTTTTTGATAAAAAAACTGACCAAAAAAAGCATCTTCGATAGATTCGTATAATCTTGTCCTTAGTTTCTTTTGTGTTATTTCTTTGTTTAATTCTTTTTGTCTATCTTTTTGCCTATTGTTAAATAGCTTCGCCTCATTCATAACACGCATTTGCTCTTGCATAAGGCTTTCAGATCTTTCTTTTGGTATTTCGTATAACTTTCTTACGTCTATTCTTGTTTCTTCAGATAGTGTTTTGCCTTTTTCTCCAAGACCTAATGCTGTGTCTTGTGATATTGCATCAATAAGATTTTGCATTGCGCCAAATATTTCCATACGCTCTTGTTCTTTTGGAAATGTTAATGCCATTCTTGAGTCTAAAATTTTAGCTACATTAGCAGAATTTTGTAATCCCTCTTTGGTTACGCCAAGCTGCTCTAATGTTGTAAGATAACCCTCGTTAGTTTTAGATAGAAAATCTGCGTCCATCTTAGCAAGGTTCATTTTGTATGTAGTAAAAGCCTCTCCAACTCTTGCAAACATTTCGTGTGGCGATGCCCAATAGTCTTTGCTTTGTCCATATATAGGCGCAAAAAACTCTGCGTCTTTTCTAAATTGTGTTTTATCTACTGTTTTGGCTGACGCTTTACCACCAAGTATGTTTTCTTTTCTCTTTAATAATGTTTGTATCTTTTTAGCTTCAGGCTTCTTTTTAGATATGCGTGAAATTTCGTTGTCTATCTCAATAAGCTTTTGTGCTTCTACTGCTTTATCCTGAAACATTGCTCTTACTAAATTAGTGTAAGCCTCTTTTAGATTTTTAGGTGCATCAGGTAATACTGCTTTTGATCCATCTTTTCTAACGGCTTGGCTCATTAACCTACCACCAAAAATATCTTCTTCTGTAAGCACGCCAAACTTTTGAAAAATATAATGATCTAACGCATGAAACCACTCATGGGCAAAACTGTTTACTCTTCTTGGTATTGTTATTGTCTTTGATCCTGGGGAGTAACTTCCATAAGCATTGTATCTCTCTACCATATCAAAGGTAAGAGTTCCCTCTAAGCCAATAGCTTTATATGGCAAGCCAAAGAAATTAGCTAAAGCTGATAAATTGTGAAAGCCAGTAAGTAATTGGTCTACTGCATCTTTAGTATTTTTGTCTGAAGATTTAGTAACTTGTTTCATACCAAACTGATCCACAAACATTTTTTGTAGTATTTGGTACTGTCTTTCTATTGGTAAATTAACAGCAATATCAGGATCAACGCCAGCTGCTTCAAACGCAGAGAAAATTAACGCTGTTTTGTTTCTTTCTGCGAGTTTGTCGACAAGCGTTCCTGGCTTTTCGACTCTTTGGTTTTTGTAACTGTCTTTGTTTTCGACAATGATTGCCTCCGTAATATCGGATCGTGAGGCAGTTTTCCTATTCGGCTCGATGGTTGCATCTTTTAACTCTTCTTGCTTTCCAATTCTTTCTTCAGTTCTAACGCTGCTTCTCTTAGTATCGGTTCTTTGTTTTTGTTGGCGACTCTTAGTAGTGCGTTGACTGCTGCTGTCTGTGCCTCTCTCGAAGAGGGTTGGGTCTTCTTGGCCATCTGCTTTCCTCCTTGCGAATTCTATAACTTTTCCGACTGTGGTATCGTCTTCGAACATTCCACCAGTTTGTTTTTTGCTGGACTCTTCAACGTAAGCATTTAGAAATTCAGTCATAAATTTCTGTGATTTTGCTCTTGTTAACTTCTCGTTGTAAATTCCCTTAATAAGCATCTTAACCAACGGATCGATTTCTGCAAGCATATCTCCTTGATTTAATATATCTGATATAGCTGTACCATCTCTTCTAGCTGTAGAGATACGTTGTGCCATATCAGTTATTTGTGGTGTAATGTCATACTTTGCCTCAACCTGACCACTTGCAATATTAGATTTTAATTGCGCAAATCTTGGTGCAGCTGAAAGCATAGCGTTAGAAATTGCTTTAATATTATCGTCTGTGCTATCTAACATTGTAGCTAAAGCATTAGTATCTTCATAAGCTGACGCTAATATAGCATTTTGTATTCTTTGCACGCCCTCTCTGGTTAACTGTCCATCACGGCTCATATTGCCTTGTTCGTTTGGCGTAACAACTTTTTGTATAAACTGATTTACAAATGCTTTGTTTTCTAAGCTTGTTATATCGCCACCTTTAAACTGCACAACTAAATCTGTTCCCATAGCTTTAGAATCTCTTTGTGCTTTTTCTGTAGCATTCATAGATGCCCCAGTATCACGATTAGATAAATCAGCTATTTCTATAATTTCTTGATTAGTTAAATCTCCATACAATACACGAACTAAAATAGGCAATTCGTCTGACCTAGCACTAAATTTTTCATTAGTGTATTCGTCTAGTGATGTTATGTATTTATTCCATTGCTCTGGATAATCTGCCTTTGCTTTTTTAAGGCTTAACACTCTGCCATTGCCTGAGATAATTGTTCCGTTTTTACTAATTATTGGAGCGCCAGTATTTGTTGTTGGCGATTCAAATAATTGCTTTGGATCAAGATTACTTGCTCTATCTATAACAAGGGTATCAGATTCTTTTAAATCTCTATCTCTTGGCTGAAAATCTCCAGTAGCTTGCTTTAACTTATTAGCATCAACAACAAGGTAAGCTACATTTAATTCTTTTTCTGATCCTGGCGTTCTAATCTTTTCCATCTTGCCACTAAAATCGCCAATAACATTTACTTGTTTGCTAGTATCTTTTGTTTGTAACTCTTCAACTTCTGTAGTTTCTACTGGCTTTGGTTCAGGATCAATCTTTACAGATTCAGGTCTTGGCTTTGGTATTTCTACTGACGTATCAACTGGTGTTTCTACAACTGGTGTTTCTGTTGTTTGGTTCTCAGACTGAGCAACCACGGAGGACTGTGAGTCTACAGTCTGAGATTCTATAAAATCATTGTCAAAGTTTTCTCTGCTGTACTTATC